TGAGTTCGTAGGCGGACGCATTCAATGTAGTGGTCCCCTGCTTCACGGTGGTAACCGTGGGATTCAGGGCGCCCATGTCATACCAGACATCGAGCTTCACGTTCGCGGCCGCGGGTCCCACAGCACGATCAACGATGGTAGCCTCAGCTGTCTGGGTGAACACCCCATCCACGCCCATCATGGCCAAGGCAAGGTTCTCCGGGGTGAATTCAGTCAGGACCATTGCCAACTCCGCAGCGCTGCCGGTCACTACCTCGGCATAGGTAGCCTTGGAGCCGTCCATGGCATTCTTCTTCTCCACGGTTTCAACCGTGTGCGTGATACCAAAGCTGTCAACGAGGCCGAGGTGGCGCATTCCTGTGATGGCATTGTTGGCGTCGAACCGATCAAAGTACACATTACCGGCGCCCAACAGAAGGTTTTCACTGCTCGGAGCGAGTTTCATTTGCTTCTCCTTCCTAAATTACTGCTAAAAACTTAGTCGATGTACTCCAAACTGTATTTCGGCCGCGCGTACTCCACCATGATCTGCATGACGGCGATGCTGTAATCACTCTCGCTATCTATTTCACCATTCCACTCCGTCTCTCCCTCGGATATGGACGTGACCAGGCCGTCTAGCGTCTGATCCGTGAATATTTGAGTGATGACCCATTTTCTGAGCTCCTCATTGTCGCTATCCGTACCCGAAACCCGGCACAGTACCCCCATCGTCAGCAGGCGCCGCACCGCGAGATGCTCTCGATTCCTGCTGGTGGTATCCTTGGCTGGCGCGTCAAGGAGGGGAGCCAGCACGATCAGCTTCGCAGCGCTGGCTGGTTTTACCCGGGAGGTCGACACCACCAGCTCGACCGGTTTCCCGGTCGCATCCAGCAGCGCTGAGATCCTGCTGATGATCTCCTGGACATAGGTATCAGCCATGTCAGGTCCTCTGCAGGAGCAGTTCCGTCATGGATCCGACCTGCATGATGCGGAGCACCGTGTATGTCTGAGACAAGCCCGGCCCAGAAATGGACGCGCAGGACCCCTCGTCAATATCGGGGAAATGCTCTGCCTTCACCGTGGCAACCTCCATCTGCAGGACCTGGGCGGCTGCTCCCCCGGATTCATCCCCCAGCTCGCCCCGCAGTTCGTAGAAGCATGGGTGGACGGTGCCACTGACGGTGATTTGGTGCGGGGAATCGTCGAGCATGACATCCAGATCTTCGTCCTCGCTGGGGAAGCAGTAGGTCACGATCGCGGTCCCGACTTGCTGGGTCGGCCAGGCCTGCGAGCCGGGGTAGCCTTGGGCTCGGGTACGGGCGCAGCTGGCGGGACCGTGGGGGCCGGTGCCGCCGGAGTCGGCCCGGCTGGTACCAGGGACCCTGATTTTAGGAATGGCTGGGCGGCCGCCTCATCTAGAGCGACACATTCGCCGATCTGGAGATATTTGCCTTTCAGCCCTTTGATCAGGCAGACGGCACGATACTGTTGCATTGTTTCCTCCGTGCGTGGCGGGCTGGCGCCGCCAGGTCAGATAACGGCGCCAGCCCTGTCCGGTTAGACGGCGTCCTGGATGAAATAGCCCAGGTCGGACGCAGTCACCACCTCGGCGACCGACTCGCCGGCGCGGACGATATATCCTCCCCTCATGCCGATGTCTGGATCGGGCAGGCTCCCAGCTACCCGGTCGCCCCACTGTGCGGTAATACCGAATGTAGTCCGGTCGTTTGTGCCGGCCAGTGAGTCACGGTAGATCAGGGCAGCGTGATTACCCCATACCCTCGACAGGGATACTGGCTGACCAGGCTTGGCAGCATTCACCCAACCCTGGCCCACCAGCACGGCATCCAACTCGAACAGCTCGCGGATGAACTCGAGAGGGACGATGCCTGCATCGCCGAGGCTGCCGTTGTAGGATTTAACGATCTTCGCGTTCCTGCGCAGAGCTGTGGCCACTGCGTTGCCCAGCACCATGATGTTGGGGCGCATGACCACGGTATCCAGTCCCAGTGTAATGTCCTCGATCGGATCTGAGTCCGGGTCATCCCACTGCTGGGTGCCGGATAGCTGCACCTGGTTTGCCCCGGGGTAGCTAGCGGAATTGAACACCAGGGCTGACGTCCGGATTTCGCGGTCGAGCAGGATCAGGTCGGTAATGCCCTCCACTGCCCGGGCGATCGGATCATAGCCTTGGGGAGCATTATCGATGTCAGCCTGGGGCACCGGATCATCGAGTGCGTAGTCGCGCGTAGCGGCAGGCACCTCACTGAATCCGAACTCCACCTGCCCAGGGCGGGATGTGCGGCCCACCAGGGTGTCTGGCACGGTGAACGATGAGCTCAAGGCGTATTTGCGGTACTTGAACTCCTGCTGAGCGACAGGCACCCGCGGGAGCACTTCATCCGCGATCAGGCGAACATTGCGATACGCAATCGTAATCGCCGTCAACAGCGGGCTAATCGGAAATGGAGCCTTCATGGATGTATCCTTTCATTGTTATGCGAGGGTTACGTTGGTCAGACGCAGCACATGCCAGATGCCTCCCAGAGCAACCAACTCCATGCTGTCGCCGACGGCGCCCCCGAAAGTCGCAACGTCTGATCCTGTGCCGCCTCCATTGAACCCGCTGCCTGCACTGTTATCTACAGTGTGAGCATTCGCTGTGGCTGCGATGATCGACAGCCTCTTGCCGTCGTCAGCAGGTGTGGCCGGGTCTGCAAGGGTCAGGGCTGCGACTCCGGCCTTGGTGATTGACACGATTCCGGTCTTGGCCGTGATTGCGCCGTCCGCAGCCGCTGCTGCGACGGTTTCTTTTAGACCGCCCGCAGTACCGGAGGCATTTCCGGTTACATTGCCGGTCACCGGCCCCTGAAATCCGCCGGCATTGATCAGAGGGTAGTTGCCTGCTATGGTCTGTGCCGCGCTGGGATTGTCGTGGATCGCGTGCGCATCAACACCTGCAACCGATGCGCCTGCGCAGGTCCCTGGGATGATCAATATAGGGATGAGATCGTTGGTCGCGGCGGTGGCCAGCGCGACCCCGATCACTCGTTCGCCATCAGCAGCAACAATTGCCTTGGAGTCGGCGTTTGCGGTGACCATGTTCCCGCGATTCACGATGCCACCGGCCGTTACAAGGGCGATTCCGAAATGGATCACGTCGCACGGTTCGCCATTGGCAGCCGGCACATTAGTGCTGACGCCGATCATAAAATCTGAGGCTGCGCTGGCGAGTTCCACGGTGTTATCGGAGGACTTCTTCACGATGAGGTTGGCGCCGATGGCACCCACAGCGGTGTAGTTTTTAATTAACAAGGGGTTCATACGTTTATCCTTTCGTTATCCACAACGGCTTACTGCTGTTTGATGACATGCGCCACAGCAGCCGCGTAGCTGACCTTGCGGCCCGCCATCGCTTCGGTGTCGACATACTCCTGAGCCTGCCTAGCTATGGCCTTGGCATCAGCGGTGGCGGGCTGTGTTGCGGCCGGGCGCTCGGAGGCCTGCGCGGGCTTGGGAGCTCCGTCAATCAGCGCCTGTGAGGTCGATGCGACCTTCGCCTTTTCGGCCTGCAGAATCCTGGCTGCGGCTTCGGGTCCCGTGGTCTTTCCGTCGGCCTTCATTTCCGCCACCAGCGACTCGTGGCCCGGCATCGACTGTTCTTCCACTGCCAGAATCCGGGCCCGCTCGGCGGCGGCGCCGGCGGCGATTCCCTCCTGCTTGGCAGCAGCCACCGCCTCTTCGCTGTCGGCAGCTGCCTGCGCCTGGCCGTCTGTGCGGGCCTTATCTATGGCGGCCTTCACGACACTGTCGACTGCGTCCTGTGTCGTGCACTCCACGCCGCAAATCACGACTTTATCCATTGTCCATCCTCCTGGTTTGGGCGCGTGTGCGCCCCGTTTGTCCTGGCTTTGATGGTCATTCAGTTCGGCGATGACAGCCTTCAGGCTGCGGATACCGTCGACAAGCCCCGATTCCACTGCCTTCTGCCCGATAAACAACCGCCCATCCGCCATGTCCTTCAGCACTGTTTCAACGTCCCGGCCGCGGTTGGCGGCCACGTCGTGTACGAATATCGTGTAAATCTGGTCCACCTGGTCCTGGATTGTTGCGCGGCCCTCCTGGGTGAGGGGAGCATGCAGGCCGGCGATCCGCTTATATTTCCCGGCGGTGATCTCCGTGTACTTGAGGCCGGCGCGCTCCTCGGCGGCGCTCTGGTCGATGTGGGTGGCCACCACGCCAATACTGCCCACTTCGGTAGTGTCGTCGACAATGTAGATCCACTGGGCGGCGCTGGCGATCCAGTAGGCAGCACTCACGCCCATGCCGTCGATTACTGCAACCACTGGCTTCTTTTGGCGTACGGTCCTGATGGCCTGCATAGCCGCCTGGGTACCATCGACGGTGCCGCCTGGGCTATCAACTAGGATCACGATGCTGTGCGCCTCGGGGTCGTCGGCGGCGGCCAGCACGTCGCGCTGAAATAGCTGCGTGCTCACACCGCCGCTGATACGGGATAAGAGATTCATCCGTTTGGCGATGACCCCCTCGAGTGGGACAACAGCCACGCGGTCGATCACCTCGTACCCCTTTTGCGTGTTATCAAGATTGCGGCCGATAGCGGCCTCAATCGCAGCTAGGTCGGCTTTCTGCCCGTGGGCATGGGCCTGGTAGATGGCGCAGATCTCCTGCAGCCGTGCTGGCAGGATCGCCCATGGGCTTGTGAGTATATCCGTTACCCTCATCGCCGCCCCCCTCTTGCGGTTCCAGGCTTGGTTTCCAGGTCGTCGTCATCATCGTGATCCTGGTCGGGATTCTGCGATGGAGTGATTGTTGTGCGTGGAGCCGATGACCCGATACCGTCACGATCGCGCATGTTTTTCTCGCGCACGGTCTGGGCGTGCACGTCCTCCCATACCTGTCCGGTGAGCGCCATGGTTTCCTGCTGGCGCGTGCTGACTTCCAGCTCAATGCGCTCTCGCGCTGCCTGCACTTCCTTGAGCGGATCCACGCTCCCGGGTGCATCTCCGATCCATTCGCAGGCAAGATATGCCTGACGTATCGCCGGATTGGCGAAGTAGCCGGGAGCCTGGATGCGACCGATACTGATCGCCTCATCAAGCCATGCCTCGTAGATGGGCTGGCAAAACGTCAGGGCCAGCCAATGGCGCCGGTTCAGGTAGAACCGCCAGGCTTCCATCAGAGCTGCACGCGCGGCACTGTAGCTGGCAGTAAAGTGCTTGACCAGGACCTCATAGGGCAGGCCGAGGGCTACACCCACCTGCCGGAACATCGCCATCATGAATGCATCGAAGGCCACGTTGGGCCGTTTCGGATCCGCGATCTCGATCTCCTCACCCTGGGCCAGTTCGGCTACGATCCCATTGCCGAGTTCTAGCGGCTTATCCTCACCACCCGAAGATTCTGCATCCGGGAGTATTCCGGATGCAGAGGCTGCTGCTGAGGCAAGTGGATTCATGGCCTCCCCTGCGGGTGTTTTGACGAACACAGTGAAGAAGCTGCTGATAACCGCCGCCATCAGCTCCGAATCCGTATACTTGCCGATCTGGTGCAACATCTCGATCACGGGCGCCAGGTACACCACTCCGCGGCTCT